CATGAACTGAGTGGAGCAATGTATATGCTCGCCCTTGTTAAGACCAAAGGGTTACAGTTTACAATGAAGTTGTTGAATATGACGAAGGAAGCGTCGGCAGTAATTACAATTGGTCAAGTTGCACAGGTGGTAGGTATGTTATACCTGAGATACATGAAAGAACAATATGTACCAGGTTATGCAATGGCGCTCGTTCCATTTTCTATCTATTCTACGAATTCATTAGCGCATTGGTTTAGAGAAATAATTTATGAAAATTCTGCAGAGAGAAAACCTATTGGAGAAAGAATAGTGAAAGAATGTCCTAAACAAAAACCAGGAAAGAGTACAGATCTCACTCCATATGAAAAAGAACAGAAAGCAAGACCAGTGTATAAGATTAGTAGAAATATGGAAGATGCTTTTAGGTATTATACCAATAATGAAGTGAAGGAAACAACCTGTCTACACAAGGAAATAGATACTCTAATTGATAAGAATCAAGACCTTATTGCTACAAGAGAAGTGATGGTAAAATATCAGAGAAATGAAGGAGCCATTGGAAGTATAATAATAATGCAACAAGGTGAAGTTAAATACACCCTTCCTGATGCATTTTGTAGCAAAGATTGCCATCTCAAACTTGATTTTAAGAAATGGTATAATTGGTTTGTTTATGAGTGGGAGTTGACATATGGATCTGAACCATGGACCAGGTTGAATGATGAAGCTATAGATGATTGGACTCGTTTCTATAATATTCCTCCATATTTTGTTCCTGCTTCGTATAAGTTGAAAGATAATGTGGTAGGTGAATTGAAGAAAGCTGAAGAAGTAGATTTAACAACATTTTTGAAGGAGAAGTGTGGAAGAATAGGGAAAATCATAGGTTACATAACAGCTTTGGGATCAATAGTATACTTGGTTAAGAAATTAATACCAGGACAATCTGGAGATTCACAGGCTACTGCAATTTATGATTATAGTAGGCCAAAACACGTACCAACTAAAACACAAGTGAGGTACTTAAGACCACGAGTCCAGATAGGTAATTCTGCATTAGCACAACCAACAGCATTTGAAAGCACGAAGAACAGAATTATTGAGAATATGGTTGAAATACGAGCATATTATGATACTGAGACTAACATCAAAAGAAAATTGTATGGAATGGGTATTGTGGCACATTATATGATCATGCCTAAACATTATCATGATTATATGGAAATAAACAGAAATTTAATGTACTTTGAGGTTAAGTTTGTGAACTCAGAACATGTTTATAAATATACTTATTGTGCAAAGGATTTTACCATATCAGGAACATCAGATATGTGTTTATTTAAAGTGCCAAGTGGAATGTCTATGTTTAAGGATATAAGATCTAGATTTATCAAAGATGAGAGATTGAATAAGGTATTTCCATCAGAAGGCTATTTGGTTTTGGTACCTGGGGCAGGCAGACCATTTGCCACGGTACAGCAAGTTGAGATTGGAAAACTTAAACAGACATTAGACACCTACGATGCTGTTAATAATTCTGACGATACAACTGTCGATATTATTACATACAATTATTCTGAGACTGGTGCTTGCGGATCATTTTTGCTAATAGATGAGCAGAGAAGTATTGTTTCAATGCATATTGCAGGAAAAGGTAAGTTAACATCAGGTGAAGGTTACGGTGCACTTTTAACAGAGGAATTGTTGAGTGAGTTGATGCCACCAGATAAAAATGTCTTTGTGCGTGAGAAAATGGAGGAAGCAGTTCCATTGGAGGAAGGTATAGTTCAACTTCCAATTCAACAAATGGATGTTGAACCATTGTATGCGGTTCCTAGAGATATTAAACCATATGTTCCTGGTAAAACCAAAATACAACCTTCTTTGATTCAAACAAATACAGATATTTTTAAGCCAACAACTTTTCCATGTATTTTATCTAAAAACGATCCTAGATATAAATACGATGATTCACCGTTGATTGCAGGAGTTATAGCACATGGGAAACCACCAACAGATTTTCCAACAGATGTAGTGGATAAAGTGGAGAGTTATTTCTATGAACGTTATTTTAGATATCGTACTCCTATGGTGAATGATCCAAAGAAATTGACAATCGAAGAAGCTATTGTTGGTTTTGCGGATATAGAAGGATATGAACCACTCGATTTAACAACCTCTGTAGGGTGGCCATGGACTACGATTGGTAAAACTAGAAAAGAACAGTTCATGACGTTCAAAAGAAATGAACAAGAACAACCTGTAGGAATTGAATGGATTGATGAGCGAATAACAGCACGCATAGCAGAAAATGAAATAAAGAGGAAGAAGGGAATAGTACCACCTGTCATCTTTGTGGACACGTTGAAGGATGAGCGTCGTAAAGAAGAAAAATTATTGAGATTTGGTGGAACACGTGTGTTCTGTGCGTCTCCAATTGATTTTAGTATAGAATTACGACGCAGTTTCTTTCATTTTATGGCTATGTTTAGACGGAGCAGATTAATTCAACCCCACGCAATAGGAATATCTCCAGATGGACCTGAATGGACTACACTCGTAGAGAAGTTGTTTGAGAAATCAAAGACAAATATCTTTTCAATTGATTACTCAAATTTTGGTGCTTCAATAAATCAAAAAATTTTGAGAAGTGTTACCAATATGATAGTCAATTGGACTTTGACGTATGTAGAAGGAGTAGATGAGATAGAGTTAAGAACATTGATGGAGAATTTGATACAAAGTGATCATGTGGTATTGAATACTGTTTATCGTCAAAAGTGTGGGGCACCATCTGGATCACCAATGACTGATATAATCAATTCTATGGTT